CCTCGCGGCAGAATGCCGCGGCGACCGGCGGGACGATGCCGCGCGAGGCGAGATAACCGATCAGTGCCGGATGACGGAGCGGGTCATCGGAAAGGATGCGGAGTGCGGGGACGGCGGCTAGACGCACGACCGGCGAGGGCCCTCCGACAGCTGGACGCTCGCCAACACTCGGTGAAAGAGAAGCGGAACCGGCGTCCCTTTTTTCACCGTTTTGCAGCCGTCGGACAGCTTCACGGCTGTCGCACCGCTCCAACCGCATCACGAGGGTGAGCAATGTGCCGCCTTCGCCCAGTCCGAAGTCGTACCAAAGATTTCGCACGTAGTCCACTTTGAAACTCGGCGTGCGTTCTTCCCGCAAAGGGGAAAGATACATACCGTAGCCGTTGCATTCGTACTTGGGCTGAATGCCCCGCCGTGCGAGGAATTGCCTGATGCCGATATTTTTCAGATCATTCATAATGTTTGTTTTTCGAAGTTTAGCGATATTGCCTTACTACCTACTACATTCGCGTAATCGTTTGATAAACAATTTGCTATGCGTAGTAATGAAGTGCATGGCAGCTTACTACCGTAGTAATTGACGTAGTAGCGTCGTAAGATGCCGTAAGGTGTTTTTTTACATCCTACTACACGCCTGCGTGTTCTTTTTCAATGTTTTGCAGCTGTGTGTAGTAGCGTAGTAACTACAATCCGTAAGAGACGAAAGGATTGGGTGTGATCTTCTCGATGACCCAGCCGTAGACGGGATTTCCGTTGACACGTTTCGAGCGGCGCTCGAACCCAGCCTTGCGCAAGGCTTCACCCATACGTTTCTCGGAGAGGTTCAGCGATGAATAGCTGCGCAGGTAGTCCAGAATCTCCACGGTGGTCATAAAGCAATCCGTGACGGCATGTTCCGGAGGTTTCTCGAACCCTTTCAGCAGCATTTCGTATTCGATGGTCTGGACATGGAATGCGGCGTTTCCCCGGTGCAGTTCTTCGATTTCGGCGTCGTCGAACCAATAGCGGAATCCGTTGCTCAGGAGTGTTCGGGCTTCGGCATATACCCGATCCATATTGACCCATATCGCCCGGTCGATGTCGATGGATAACACCTCGAAGGGCAGGAAGCGCCGCGAGCCGGTCGGATCGGTCAGAAAGTCGTTCCCGTTCACCGAGGCCATGAAGCTCGCCAAGTGGGGATACTCTTCGATGTAGACGTCGTAGGGCCGCCGGTATTTGACCGAAGGAGCCGTGATGAGGTTCTTCAGCTCGTTTTCATCCCGTTTGTTGAGCGCCTTCAGCTGGTCGTCGATGTTAATGAAGAGGTATTCGGCGACCAGCGTCAGCACGTCCTTGTTCTGCGGGTCGATTTTTCCCGTGAAAAGATAACTGGCGAGTGAGCGGGGACAGAGGTTGTCGAGCCACGTGGTCTTGAACTTTCCCTGCTCGCCGGTCAGTACCAGACAGACATGGTTCTGACATCCGAGGTCATTCATCGCATTGGCGACCACGCCGACGAGCCATTTGGTCAGGTACTTCGACCAATGCAGGGCGTTGCGCACAGTGACGGTCGCGGCCAGTTCGCCGATCGCCTGCGTTCCCGTTGCTGGCGGCAGTTTATGAAAATACGCCTGCACGGGATTTACACGCTCGGAAAAGTCGCTTTCGAGCATGCTGCGCAGGTTCTCCGCCGAGGTGGAGATGCCGATGGTGCGGTCGAGCTCCCGCCGGAAGGAGTTGAGCCGGTATTTGGTCACGGGGAGGAACTCGCCGTCGCTGCTGCGGAACTCCGCACGGCTTTTGACCGTGTTGTAGCGAAAGGCGTAATGCTCCCGCAGGAACTCCTCGATACGCTCGTTCCGGGACTGCTTGCCGGGGACTGCAACGCTGTCTGACGACTTATTTGCCATCGCGCTCGCCGAGAATCCGTTGAATGTCCGAGGTGCGGTAGCGAACCTTGTTCCCGACCTTAACGGCTTTCAGATATCCTTTGCGGTTCCAATGCCAGAGCGTCGCATCGCAAACGCCGCATAGCTCTTTGACCTGTTCTTTGGTCAGGTAACGTTCCTTGCGGGCTTCGGCGACTTGTGCAGCCAACTCTTCTTTGGCGCGGTCGATAAGGCTTTTGGAGAAAGCCAACAGATCCTCGCCGCTTACCTCCAGCCGGATGCTGCCCGGAGCATCCCGGAGGATGGATAACAAATCTTTCATACATTGCTTTCCGCTCATTGTGAGGCGCAGCCTTCCGGCGGTCGGGAAAGCAACGCCGCCGCCCGGAAATCCGAGCGACGGCGCAAATATAATGTTATGATTGAGCGATATTTAAGCGTTTAATTCGCTGTGTGTTAAGACGAATTTAACGAGCCTTATTGCGATAGAAAATCTTTTATTTCCCGGATGATAAGGGCTTCGCCGCCCCGACTGCTGACGGTCGATCCGATAAGCAACGGTTCCGTCAGGCGGCTGTATGCTTCTTGTATGCCCCGCTCGTGGACGATGCGGATGTCAGAACCGTATTCTGTTTGCAGGGCATCGCGGAATGGCTTGATATTGGTTGGAACTACCAGATAGTGTAATTCATCAAGAGCGATCTTCAGACGTGCGATGTCGGTCTGGGTGTGTTTCTTCGTGAGGTATTCGCCGATCTTTTTCCCCAACTCGTCGGGATGCGTGACAGCCGGCGAAAACATGTCCATCAATGATTTGGTCGTGCTCGGCCTACCAGGCTTCCTCTTTTCACCCGCATCTTCGGCCGGAAGAGTGCCCGCAGCCCATTCCAGCACTCGGTCGCTTTCGGCCAGCCGCATCGCTGCGCGGTGGGTATCCCAGTCCTGCTTGGTGCGCAGTTCTAATTTGATGGACCGGGAGATCAGCAGTTTGATCGTGGCACTCATGGTCATCTTCTGCAAGAATCCCAGATCAGACGAACGCCGCAGCTCTTCGCAACGCTCCACCATTCGTTCGAAACTCTTGCCGAAGTAGAGCCAGCAAAGCATCGCCGGGAGAGTGGAATCCTTGCCGGGTTGTTCGCACTCCCGGATGATCTTGCCGGCAAGGTCGTGTTGTTGGGCCGCCTGCTCGATTTCATCGACATGTTCGAACAGTCCTTCGTTGGCTTTGTCAGCCATGAGCTGCCGATACCGGGGGATGAGGGCCATCGCTTGGAATATGACCAACTGGCACCCTGCATAGTCACGGGCGTTTATCGCCTCTTCGAATGCGGCGTATTCGTCGGGGTGGGTGTCCATCCATTCCCGTAACTTCGCTTTGAAAGCCTCATATTCCTGCTGGCCCATGATGCTATTGATTGAGTTCCTGCAATTCGATCTTCAGTTGCTCGGCGAGCTGTTTTTCAGAGGGTAGATAGAGTTGGTATTTACTTGCTAAAATCGTATTATTATTTTCTGGCAGGGTGTATTTTACCAATGTGTCGTTTTTATCGGCACATAGCAGAATCCCGATCGTTGGATTTTCGTCGGGCGCTTTTTCGTTGCGGTCGTAGTAATTTACATACATTTGCAACTGCCCGATGTCTTCGTGTGTAATCTTGTGGGTTTTCAGTTCGATAACGACGAAACAGCGGAGCAGGCGGTTGTAGAATACCAAATCAGCGAAAAATTCGTCGTCTTCAAGCAAGATTCGTTTTTGGCGGGCTACAAACGAAAAACCGTTGCCCAACTCCAACAGAAATGCTTGAAGATTGGTAATCAACGCACGCTCCAAATCTTTTTCGTAGTAGGTCGCTTCGGGACGCAAACCGAGAAATTCCAATACCATCGGGTCTTTGATGATCTCAGTCGGAGATTCGGGAATGCGCTCCTTACGGGCAACCTCCAGCACAGCTTTCTTGTCGTTACTCAACAACAGACGTTCATACAATCCCGAATTGATCTGTCGCTCCAACTCACGCCCGGTCCAGTTGTTGTTTGCTGACTCTAACTCGTAGTACTCGCGTTTGTCTTTATCATCTATCTGAATCAGAAGGCGATATTGATACCAATTCAATTGCGTCCGCACTGCGGACGCAATTGGATAAGTGCGGTAGAACTGCCTTGCTCGTTCTAACTGACGCACGGAAAATCCACTACCGAACTCTTTTTCAATTTCCAATGCAACGTTTTGAAGAAGGTATGCTCCATATTCCGCTCGGTCTTGGCCTTTTTGTTCTTCGATAAAGATGCGTTCGCCCAATTTCCAATACATTTGTACACGGACGGTATCCACACTACGAATCGCTGATTCTCTGGCAGAAAGAATAATAGTCCGAATATCGGATATAAATATTTCAGCTAATTCTATCTTTTTTATTTTCATTTTGTGACAACTGTATTATGATTTGTTTTATTCGCAATTATTAGTTGTGTTCGAGGAATAATTTATTTCTCCAACATTCAATATCGTCTTTTGGTACGGCAATCCATAATAGTTTCTTAGGACGAGTGCAAGCAACATAGACAATGCGGAGTTCTTCATTATTGTGGATGCTGTTCTGAGCCGGATTATTCAAAATATTTACATAACTCTTATTAGCTGCATTTTTAGTAAGGAATACTAAAATTGCTTCTAATGTCATTCCTTTTACAGAATGAATTGTTCGCAAATAAGGGCGATGTTGTCGTAATTGATGATTAGATGTTCTAAAAAGTGATTCAATACTAACATTCGCTTTGCTGAGGTCAACTATTAAATCAATTCTATTTCGGCGAAGTTCTGTAATCCAGTCTGATAATGTCTTATTGGTTGAAGGAAGTCTTTGAATTAATTTGAGCATTTTTTCTCTATGACTTCTAAATCCTATTTCCGCTATTTTGCTTCGTATAGTGCTTGCGGAAACGTATCTTACATGCTTTCTTAGTTTATAGACCCCTTTTTCGATAAGAGTCAATCCCTCCGTGTAGTCTCCTTGATCAATTAGATATTTTCCATATACTATATCTCGTACATAATAGTGTCCGTTTATCCATGGGCTATGTTGTTTGATGGAACTGTCATTATTTGCTAATCCAAAGTAGGTAGCTCCAAAACTTTGGCCTCGAAAGACAACTGCATACTCAGATTCATTCAATCCGATCTCGTTGCATTTTTCTATGAACTCATCTGTAATATGATTAATAGATTCTGCCGTATTTGTATGATCTAATAGGCGAGGATTTTCTACGTAATATTTGTCATTCGCTATTGAGTTCATTGCATTTCCAGAGAATAGATTGGCCAGTTGACATATGCTATCTGAACTACGTCTATTTTCCAATAAATCCAAAGAATGCCAGTCTGGGCTATTATATTTTGCCATAAATAAATATGGGTTGGCTGTGTTCCATTCAAAAATAGCTTGATCGGGATCTCCGATCAACATAATAGAATCTGCGCCATATTGAGAGAATATATCGATTATAGCCATTTGTAACTCAGTGGTATCTTGAGCCTCGTCAATTATCAAAATCGGGAACCGATGGACGATGTTTTGTGCTATTGCAGGATATTTATTCAATATCTTAACTGCAAAATAATTTGCATCGGCTTGATTGGCTTTCCCTTGTGCAAAATGAGTTTGTTTTGCATCAATAATATCTGTTATATTTTTTCGATATTGTCCGTTAGTTTTTCTTATCTTTCTCCAAGAGAAATTAAATTCTTGTGCTGGAACTAATGGAATTGGATTTCCGTTGAGATTGAATGAAACTTTATCTATAAAATAGTTTGGGTCAATGATTTTTCCGCCATATCCTCTTTGGGAAGAATCATAATCAAACCATTTATTATACACGGTTCCTACTATTTCGGGACGGCAGTTGCACCTCATTTCCAAGTGAGCATAAGGTAAGAATATGTATGTATTTATAAAACTATCGATCGTCCCGATAAATGAAGGATAACCTATATTTCGACAACCAAATGTCTCTTTAAGTTCTTTTTGTATAACCTCACATGCGGTGTTAGTAAAAGATATGGCTGCAATTCCTTGGTGTCTCGATAGATTATTCTCTCGTAAAAGTTTTGCCATACGCGCAGCCACAGAAAAAGTCTTTCCACTTCCCGGACAGGCTTTCACGACAATTCTCGGCTCGTTGCAATCTACAACAGCTTGTTGTTGTGCTGATAATTGAATATCCATACTTTTATTCTGTGGGTACTACGAACAAAATAGCATCTTTGATATAATCAGGCACATCGAATGCTTCTTCTTTCTCTAATCGGTCATATAGTTGCAACGCAAATTCTGCTTTATCCTTATTAGATTTGAGTTTTCCCATTAAAGTAGAGACATTAAAATCACCTCTTAAATCATCTGTTTGAGTGTGCATGTTTCGATATACCTCTCGCATTATAGTCTTGTTGCGCTCAGATTGTTCGAATAAATCATGCTCAAGAGTGTGTGGAGCCAAACATACTTTCAGGTTATGTTTCTCTAAATCCTTTGCTTTTTGCGCTCTGTCAGATATATCCCCATCGTCTTTGGGATCGCTGTCTGTAATAATCGCACATTTCGACAATAGCCGCTTTCTCTCATCATCATTATTGAATAATAACCCAAAATGATTGAATGCGACACCTCCGATATTAACTAATTCAATTCCACTTTTACACAAGTCAATCTTTTCGGTCAAGAATTTCTTTGCAAGAATCGGTATAATAATCGCTTCTGCAACACCTTCTACCAGCAATACTCCGTTAGCGAAAAATAATTGAGCTTTTGTCGTGTCCAAGAATTTTCGCAAATGCCGTTTACTTTCTTTCGGATAATCAACTTCCGATAATTCATCAAAAGAAAATGACTGTATAATGCTTTGTTCCCGTTGTAAAACTGAGATGTTATTGACATCCGATTTTGCTGTAATTGTCGGCGAATGTGAGGTTACAAATATTTGAAGTCCTTTGCTTTGTAGTTCATTCAAATATTCGAAGAAAGTATTCTGATATTGTGGATGCAAGTGTGCTTCGGGCTCTTCCACAAGTAAAGCGTTGTATATTTCCAAAGCATGGTCTTCGCATCGATTGATAAGATCGCCTAACACAACAGATGTGAAAATAAGATTGTTTTCACCCAATCCATTTTGGTATAATTCAAAATATCTTTGTTCTTGTCCATCTTCAATTGTTTTGTAAACCGGACATTTTAATTCGATGCCTCGTACAACATCTGAAAATTTTCGCCCCACATAGTTCATTTCTATGTTAGGATGTTTACGGGTTATTCCCGTACCTTCAAGGTGCGCATTAACTTTACCTTTTCCTGTGGTTAGAATATGCTTCCAATCACAAGCATCGTTCTCAAAGACTTGGTATAAATTTTTTGCGAGTTGATTTTTCTTTTCTTCATTTAATTCAATATCCTCTTCACCCTTGTGATATTTCGTAAGTTGATTAAATAACTGCGATGTTTTATTATCATATGAATAAGGACGCAGACAACTTACAGCATCTCTCAATGGGCTTAGATAGGTATAGAAAATTTCCTGCAATGATTCGTAAGGGACTTGCTGCCCTTCGTTGTCGCCACCCCATATTATTCGTTTGAAATATTTTTTCTTGCTATTATTTTCTTGAATGAATTTTAGATGTAATTGTATTGTTTGCTTAGTGGGGTCTTCTTCGTCCTGCGAAATGAAATCATAGAAACATTCTCTTTCAATCTCTGCAGTTCCAAATTCAAATATCAAGTCAAATTGTATCGTCGAATTGCTTTCATTTGGGTCTTGGGGATCGACATGTAAATCGCTTTCTTGAATATAGATATAGTTATCTGGTTTCCCGCATCCGAGACAAATTCTTAAAGCATCGATAATTGCAGTTTTACCTGAATTATTTTCTCCGATCAGGATGTTTATACCATTTTTGAAATACAGAGTAATGTCATTAAATACTCTGAACTTGCTGATGTGTAACCGGCTTAAGTGCATAATTTACAATGGTTTATTGGGAAAATGCTGATGTTTTTTACTTACTCACAAGTTTCTTCCATTAAAATCCATTTGAAATTACATAAATTTGTGATGTCCTGCAAATTAACAACGATTTTTTTTGTCAATCTTATTTACAATAAATCAACTAATTGTTGCTTCATTTCATCGTCAATGGTGCGATAACGAGCGAAAGCCTTGCTGCCTTCCTTATGTCCGCTCAAAGCTCCGACTAAATTGGGGTCTTTGACCTGCTTGTATAGATTTCCGACGAATGTCCGGCGGGCCAGATGCGACGAGGCGATCTCGTAAAGCACCCTCTTTTCTTCTTCGCGGGTGGTGGGGTTTATGACCGTAACCAGCCGTTTCAATCCGGCGGCTTTGAAAATCCGCTTGATCGCCAGATTGTATTTCTGCTCGGAGATGAAGGGCAGCAGCTTGTCGCCATCCAGACTTTTGTAACGGGCTGCGATCTCTTTGGCAGTCTGATTCAGCGGAACCCGCACGGTCAGCGGTCGCCCTTCCTTGGTCTTGCGCGGTATGTACTCGATGGCTCCGTCGATCAGATTCGATTTCGTCATTTTCAGCAGATCGCCCACCCGGCAGCCGATCAGGCATTGAAAAACGAAGATGTCGCGCTGAACGGCCAGTTGCGGATGCCGCATCAGATTCGTGCCGTAAATCTTGTGCAACTCCTCGACCGTGATATAATAAGGCGTTCCGTATGTGCATTCCTCCAACGGGAAATCGTCGAACGGTCGGTTACGGGTCTTTTTGTTGCTGTTGCACCAGTAGAAGAAAGTTCGGATGCGCGAGAAACAATCCAATAACGTATTCTTTCCTCTGGGTTGCGGCGTGCGTGCTTCGGGTATAGCTTCGTAGATTTCCGGGTAAAGAGCGCAGTAGCGGTATTCATTTTCCAAAAATTCCCAAATATCCCGCAAGGTGTCGGCTGTTACTTGATCGATGTCCAATACGAATGCTTTTTGCCCCCTCTTGGTTGTCCGGATATAAAGTTCATACCGCTGTAATCCTCGTTTGATGACCCGGTAATTCTTTTTGCGGACATCGGAAAGACGGTGCTTTTCGAGAAATTCGTCGAACAATGCGATCAATGTCGGTTTGGCCGTTTCTTCCGTGGCCGTTTCGACATTGTACTTTTGCGGATTGTAATATTGTTCCAAAGTCTCTTTCAGCCACTCTTTCTGCGGTTCTGCCGTCTGTCGGGACTGATAGGCTTTTTCGAGGTAGGACTTGAGTTTGCGGGCTTCATCGTTGTAATAGGAACGCATTTCGTCGTCGTAAACGATTTTGCTTTTGACCTGTTCGGCCTTGTCATCCCAAAGATTGGGGTTGATGGTGAGCCGGGTCGGTGCGACCATATCTACCTGCCTGCCGTCCCGCAGGCGTGCGTAAATGGTCGCCTTCGATTCTGTATCATAGCGTTTTACGCTCTTTTTGATGATGAGAGTTATTTTCATAGTACCCAGATTCCGGATTGACAAAGCAAAAATACGAAAAATTCCCCACATTTTCCCCACATCTGCTAAAAAATGTTCAATCGGAATTTATCTGGTAGAATGATTAAATATTTATATACTATTGATAATAAATAAAATTTTATTCATTCTTGCCTCTATTTAAGTTTAATGGGATTTAATATATTCAAATGCGGCTCCGGGTACTGATTAAGGTGTCAAAACTTTGATTGTCAAGGTTTTGACTCCTTTTCTTTTTTGCCATGCCCTTCTGCGGCGGTTTGCTTTTCGCAGATTTGTTCGGGCGGTGCCGCTTTTTGAGAAGGAGCGTGATTTTGCCCGTTCGGGAAATTTCCTGCGGCGGAGCATGATATGCGCTTTCGCGTTATGCCGCCTCTCCGGTGCGATTTTGAGTTTTGATACTTAAGTTTGCCATTCGAGTTCAATTTTTGCATTAAAGAGGTGCGGGGAAGGCGAATGTCGTATATTTAATGCAATAAAATCAGCATGCATCCTAAATTCCAAATATATACCGATATTTCGTCTCTGCCGATAAGCGAACACGAGGCCTATCAGGAGGAGGGTTTCTGCGGTATTTGCACGGGAGGTACCGCTGTGATAGAGGTTTTTTCGGTGCGCAGTCCGATTTCCGAAAACGATATCGTTACGATTCTGCCGTTGCAGCTGGTGTCGATCCGCGAGGTCAGCGACGATTTCTCGATGACCTTTTTCAAAGTAGACAAGGAGATGTTCCTCGACATCATGAGCGGGCTGGGAAAAATAACCCCGGATTTTTTCTTCTATATGCGGAAGAATTTCCTGTACAGCGTCAACGACGTGGACCGAAACCGGTTTCTTGGGTTTTGCCGGACGATCGATCTCAGGGGCAGTAACGATGATCCCGTTTTCCTGCGGAAAACGGGATTAACTGAGCGATAGAGTGCAGATTGAGGTTAATTAATTGTCGGATAGTTCGATATGCTTATTGCTGCCATATTTTGTATTTCGACGATCAAGCGGTCCGAAGCAACAAAACGCAGGAGTTGAGTTAACAGATCGTTAACCGGAGTTGTTAACCGACTACTCTGCTGTTTTGTCTGCTTGTTTTTGCGCAATTGGTTATTATGCTGTGTATTGCACAACTCTACATCTTGACAAGGGACTCATGACGAATTAATTTTGCAACCCTTAAAGTTATGTGTTATGAGAAGTACCTTTCGGATTCTGTTTTACGTCAACAAACAACGCGCAAAAGATGGTTGCGTTCCGATTTATGTCCGGCTCACAGTCAACGGCAAAAGCACCTTCGTATCGTCGCGTCTGACCATCCCACTCCCGCTTTGGGATTCCGCGGCGAACAAGGCTGCCGGGAAGAGTATCGAGGCCAAGCGGATCAATGTTGAGTTAGACCGCATAAAGGCCAAGTTGCTCCACTACTACCAGCGTATCTCCGATCGCGATGCCTATGTCACGGCCGAACGGGTGAAGTCCGCTTACCTCGGTATGGGCGAGGAGTACGAAACTCTATTGGAAGCTCTCGACAAGTTCAACCGCGATTTCAAACAGCACGTCGGCGTAGACCGGGCACAGTCCACTTACCGCAAATACGACAACGTGCGTAAACGGTTAGCCGAGTTCCTTTCCGAGAAACTGCATCGGGAGGATATTCCGCTGAAAGAGTTGACCGAAACTTTCATTACCGACTATGACCTTTATCTGCGGAGTGAGAAAGGGCTTACCCCGTCGTGCGTCTGCATCTACACAAAGCCGCTGAAAATGATCGTGACGAAAGCCCACAACGCCGGCGTTATCGCCCGGAATCCCTTTGCCGACTATCATCCGAAGAAAACGACCAAAGAGCGAGGTTATCTGATCGAATCCGAGTTGCAGGCGTTGATGAACCACAAATTCACGTTCGACGGTTATGGCAAGGTGCGCGATATGTTCGTCTTTTCCTGTTTTACGGGAATGGCTCATGCCGACGTCAAGGGGTTAACGCAGGAGATGATTCAACGCTCATTCGACGGGGATTTATGGATTGTTAAGAAGCGGCAAAAGACGAGCACGCCGTTCAAAATCAAATTGTGCGGCATTACGAAGCGCATCATCGCCCGCTACAAGCGCGAAGTTGCAGGGACGAATCTCGTATTGCCCATTCCCGACATCGCCTATTGCAACCGAGTATTGAAGAAAATAGCAGCAGAGGTCGGGATCGACAAAGTAATCACGTTCCATATGGCGCGGCATACGTTCGCCACGACCAATGCGCTGGCGCAAGGTATCCGCATTGAGGTTGTCAGTCGGATGCTGGGACACACGAATATCAAGACCACCCAGATTTACGCCAAGGTAACGGACGATATGCTGGCCAAAGGTTTCGACGAAATGGCCGGCATCTACGCCGACAAATACAGCCTTGCCCAATGAAACGGGGAGTAGAACTGCCCTACCGCCCCGATGCGCCCTGCGAGATTAGACGGGATCTCTCCGGGCGCAAAGGGGCAGCGGGCAGCCGGGCGTCATCGCTCTTTTCACCGTTCATCCTGCCGCCGAATATCGGTCGGTCGTAATGCTCCCGGAGTTTGCGGACGGATAAGTCGCCGGTACCGTCGCCCACAGATCGGCCGCTCCGCGCCCGCGCCTTTTTACAAAAGGCATAGCTTATTAGGGCATTTTCTTTCCGCCTTGCTTCGCAACGCTGAAAATGCCCCAATAAGGCAAAGGGGCTGTCGCCCCTCTGCACACCCCGGCGGCGGCAACTACTACCAAACTATCAACCACCAAAAACTACTACCACTATGGGCTATGTCGTATTGCACATCGAAAAGGCGGCCGGAACGGACGCCGCCATGTCGGGACACGTCGAGCGGAGAATAACACCCGCCAACGTCATAACGACACTTACCTACCTGAACGAAGAATTAGTAGAGTTCCCCAAAGGCGTTACCAACCGTACGGAAGCGATCCAGCACCGACTGGACAATGCAGGACTGGAGCGCAAGATCGGAAAGAACCAAGTGAGGGCGTTGCGCGTCATGCTCTCCGGAAGCCCCGAAGATATGAAGCGTATTCGGCTGGCCGGGCAGCTGGATGCTTGGGCGAAGGATTCCTGCGGCTGGCTACAAAAGACCTTCGGAAAGGAAAACGTCGTGTCGGCCGTTCTGCATCTGGACGAGAAGACGCCACATATTCACGCGACCGTCGTGCCCATTGTCCGGGGCGAACGCCGGAAAGCAAAGCTGGAACGGGAGAGGAACACGGCGGGCGGGAAGCGGACATACCGCACCAAAAAGGATCGTCCGCGCTTATGCGCCGACGATATGATGGCACGGGACAAACTCAAAGCCTACCAGACTACCTATGCCGAAGCGATGGCTAAATACGGACTGCGACGCGGCATCGACGGATCGGAAGCAAAACATATTTCCACCCAGCAGTTTTACCGCGAAGTGAAAGTAATGACGGATATTCTGAAAGCCGACATAAAGGAATTGCAGAAACAGAAAGCGACGACACGGGAGGAACTGAACCGTGTGAAAAAGGAAGTACAGACCGAACGGCTGAAAGGAGCTGCAACCTCCGCCGCAACCAATATCGCCGAAAGTATCGGTGCGATGTTCGGCAGCAACAGGGTCAAGGCGTTGGAAAGGGATAATATCGCTCTGCATCGGGAGGCAGCCTCGTATGAAGAAACCATCGAAGTCCTACAAACCCGAATACAGGTCATGCAGAGCGACCACAGCCGAGAACTGATGACAATGCAGGCACGGCACGCTGTCGAGGTGGTGAATCTAACGAAGCAGCACGAAAAAGAAATGTCGCTGATGAAAACAGCTCTCTCAAAAGCTGTCAAATGGTTTCCCTATTTCCGTGAAATGATCCGCATGGAGAACGTTTGCCGAACCGCTGGTTTCGATGACGAGCAAACTGCGACGCTTCTCAAAGGCAAACTGCTTGAATACAGCGGAGAACTCGACTCCGAAGGACACAACTGCAAGTTTACGGTCGAACGGGTGGCAGTGCGAATCACTCCCGACCCCACTGACAAAAGGAAACTACAACTCAATATCGACAAAGTACCCTTTAAGGAGTGGTGTAGGGAGAAGTTCGAGAAAATGCGAAACGCCTTTTGCCAATCCGTACAGAGGCAACAAAAATACAAAGGGCCGAGATTTTGAAACCTTGTTTCAGAAAATCGCAAATGGAATAATGAATTATTCTGTTTTTTAATTACTTTTGTATTTGGATAGAGGCAACTCTTTCCAGACATGTGAAAAGAAGCGTTATGCTTATCTCGAAGTCGGGAACGTAGGAAATTCAAGACTATTCAGAGAGAAAGGCGTAATGGTTCTCACGCGTATAGCGTGGGCTGCTATTACCATATCTCTGAATAAAGGTTATTCCTACGACCTCCGACTTAGAACGTGGCATTGCAGTTCCACGCTTCCGTGTTTTATAAAGGTTCTTGTGGCAGCTGGAGAACAAAAACAGATTGTATATGAATACTCTTAAAAGATTGACTTTGGCGATTTGCATCATCCTACTGATGAATGCTTGTGCCCCACTAAGAGCTCCGGTAGTTGTAAAAAATTCTCCGATTGAAAAGTTCAAATATGCCTACATTTCACCAACTAAGGAATTAACGTCCAGTACGGGAAGCACCTACGGAGGACAGTATGGAATCTACGGATCATCGACGACCAAAAGCGTCAACCCCAGCGATGTCATTGCAGGAATACTGATTCAAAAAGGATATGTAATACTGCCTGAACTGAATCCCGAATTAGCAAAAGAGACGTTAATTGTAAACTATGGCGAAAGTGGCAGGCGAAACCGTGGATTAGGCTACACAATAGAGGTAACGATCCAATTCATATCGGCGTATACGCACGAAATGTTCTGCTCCTGCACCGCAGAGGGGCAGGGTTCGACCGAAGCGGACGATATTCGTCAAGCGATAAAGCGCGCCTTGGATGGTTTATTCGCAAAATAAAAACAACTCAAACAATCTTATTATGAAACGGTTAATCTTTTCATTGCTTTTTGTAAACACAATTCTTATTTCATTGGCGCAAGACAAATCGGAGCATCTATCTTTCAAAGGAGTACCTATCGACGGAACTCTCAATGAATATGTATCGAAAATGAAAGCCGCCGGATTCTCGTATCTTGGGACACAGAATGGTACGGCTATCTTGCAAGGCGATTTCGCGGGCTTCAAGAGTTGTACGGTAGGCGTTTCCACACTGAAAGCTGTAAATGTAGTCAGCACAATCGGTGTAATTTTTTCCTCGCACGATGATTGGAGCTCGCTGGAAAGAGATTATGACCATCTTAAATCCATGTTAACTCAAAAATACGGCGAACCGACTGAGGTTGTGGAGCAGTTTCAAGGGAGAACCAACCCGAATACGAACAATGAAAAATTGCATGAACTGATGATGGATCGCTGCACTTGGTACACAACCTTTGAGACGACGAAAGGCGACATCCAATTATCTTTGCAGAAAGGAGACTTCGGGCAGTATTTCGTTTTACTCAAATATTACGATAAAATAAATACGGATACGGTTCGTTCTGCGGCAATGGATGATTTGTAGCATTTTATTCATGCAGAAAAAGCGATGCGTTACACGCATCGCTTTTTCTGTAATTAGGATTCGACATGTTTTTTGATTTCGGCAATGAACCGTTCTCCGATCCTCATGTAGGTACTTATGGTAATTCCTTTTATATCGATAAACTCTTCGCGGGATAGCGGTCTGTCCGTCGCCAATAATACCAATACTGAATCGTACAGGATGCGAGAAGCTACCACTCCGTTTTCTTGTGCGATTGTTTGCCTTAGAGTTCGCAACTTGGCGAGCAGTTGCATGTCGGTAAGTATATCGCCATTCGCATCTACAATCACTTTGAATCCGTCTTTCTCAATCATCCGTTCCGAATAGCCGATCGTGTAAATTTCAGCCTTTTTCTTCGTCGCAGGATTTGCCTTTGCCGAAATCATCTCAGGAGCTTGCGGGTTCCCTGCGGAAGATTCGGGTGCATGAAAATAGGCCGGCTTATCCTTGGATGGATCTTCCATGCCGAAGTTGTCCTTTCTCCATACACGATAATGTTCCTGACTGAGCAGTCGGCCGCATCCCGATTTGTCCGATTTATAATTTGTACAACCTAAAATCGGCCCGCTGCGACCACCCTTGACAATCAAATATCCGTCTTTGCACCAATCGCATTTCTGAATGGAAAGTTCGCCACCGCGCTTGTCATTAGTCATAAATCCGCATATTTCTTGATCGTTGGTGCAAATCCATAGTCTCAACCCATAATTCTTATTCCATCGCAGTTGCATCGGATAGCCGCAGATTGGGCAACGATCTTTCACGATGTTCGAGATGGAGAGGTCGGTTTTCAACTCTCCTTGCAGCGTAACGTTGGGATAGCTTTTCGGATCGCTCAACAGCTCCTTGATAAACTCCGAGGGGCGTTTTTCGGGAGTAACGATAAATACTCGGTTTTTGGTTCGGGTAAGTGCCACATAGAACAACCGCCTCTCTTCGGCATAGTTATATGAAGTATCGTTCGATACGACCAAGTGCAGCACCGGATCGTCGTCTACTTTCGACGGAAAGCCGTAGATTTCATCCTTTGCATTAATGATAATCACGTTATCGGCACTCAACCCTTTCGAACTATGGGCCGTCAGAAATTGGAGCTTGATTTTGTTCCCGTATTTTACCGAATAAACCTTCCCCGTTTTCTCGTCGTAGTTGAATTGTTTGGAATAGCAGAGATTCCTCGCGTCGAACCCATAGCGACCAATCAACAGGATGGATGCGATTCGGGATTTTCTTTCGGCCGTATTATACTCCAATATTTCTTCGATAGCTTTGTTTACAGCGATTCCCAGATAATGGTATTTGCCGCCTTCCGGCCGCTCTTTTCCTTTATCGAAAGTTTCGACATACGGGTAAATGATAACCGGATTGATGATTCGCTTCGGAGAGACAAGCTCCTTTTTGATTTGCGCCGAATTTTTCTGTACGAATGTTCCGGCAATGTCGATTATCTCCTGTGCATTGCGGTAGGTGCGTGTGATTTTCAACTCCTGCCCATAACCGACGGCTTCGCAAAATCGGGTGAACAGCGGTAGAATTGAGCCGCTGAAAGCATAGATCGACTGCCAGTCGTCACCTACTGCCATGATTTTGGCATTGCACAACTGCGACAATTCTTTGATAAGATTGTAACGCTGACGTGAAATATCCTGATACTCGTCTACGATGATATATCTGTAATCGAGCTGCTCCTTGCCGACACGTTTTTGGCGTATCAACTCGGCAGACTCGTTTATCATGTCTTGGAAGTCGATGCAATGTTGCTCCTCCAATACCTTTTGGTATTCATAAAAGCATACCTTACAGATGTCGAGAAACAATTTGGTGCGGACATTCTTATTCGCAGCCTTGAACTCTGCGAATTTCTCCAATCCGTAGCCCTGCGTCTTGAAGTTGTTGATAAAGGTGCAGATCAAAAAGGTCAGCCGTGTAATGTATTTGTTCTCCTCCGTTTCGATCAGCTTTTTATAGACTTCCGCCGTCGAGCGTTTGTTCAGTTCATAACCGCGCGCAATAAGCTGTTCGCGCAGATGGAGCAGATAATCCCGACCGTCGGCATATTGCGAGTAGGTATATATCAAATCGGTCTTGTGCTTCGCGTGCACCTGCTTTTTGTCGTCGATTCGAGAAACATACTTCTCCAACTCCTCTTGCGTATAACGATCACTTCTGTGATCTTCGGTTATCCCGAAATGTTCGATATACGAAACCTTATCGCCTTGTTTTATGCGGAAGTCGGGCGTATAGGGTTTATTCGCATCGAGAATAGGATACTGGTATATCGGCTCGTATTCGTATTCTATCTGATACATATATAGGAAGTTGGCGATACGCACCTCTTCCATCGACCGCAGTATTTCATTGTTCAATGTCTGCGTTTTCAAGGTCTTGCGATCGACGATTCGTTGAACGTATTCGTGCAGATTGCCTTTCAGGGTCGAACAGTCCGCTTTGGCGACGAACTGAAAATATTCGTTGAGTTTTTCACCTTCATAGGGTGCGGTAAAATAGGAACCGAAGAATAGAATCAATTTGTCTACGACCTCCGGATTACGCAGCACGGACGATTTCAGATAATTATTGTATAATCGACAAAACCAAATGCGCCGGAATTCAGAACCAGATGCGACTTTTCGGGGGTTGAGTTAGCCCAAAACGAAAAGCGACGAAAATTTCGCACACGCACAAAAAACACCGTTCGAGCGGCAGTCGAAAGCCATTCGAACGGTGTTTTGCATTAGGCCGGCTCCGCCTCACTCGCCGAAATATCCACCCTCGAACAGGGACGCCTGCGCCCGCTCCTCGTAGTTGCAGACCATCCACTCCTCCTGCCTTCGGCGGCTCGACTTCGAGGCGCTGATCGTCCGCTCGACACGGTGAATGATCCATCCGTTCTTCTGGGCGTACCGGTCGATCATATCGAAGGGGAACATCGTAAGCATGAACTTCCCCTTGACGGTTTCGAGCAGACGCAGGAGCTGCTCCATATTCTGCTCGTTGAACGTATCCTCGTAGTGTCCGCAATCGGAGTTCACATAGGGCGGATCGACGAAATGGAAGGCATCGGGAGCGTCGTAGCAGGCGATCACGTCGAGTGCGTTGCGGTTCTCGATGGTCACCCGTTCGAGCCGCTGGCAAAGCTGCTCCGTGAACTCATCCTTCGCGTTGCGCAGCTTCTTGGTCATCGTGCCGCTGAAGTCGTATCCGAACGTCCCGTCCATCATCGAGGCGAACGACATCTTGCAAAGCGCCCATACAGCCCACGCCCGCTCGACGGGAGTGAAGAACTGCGGATAGGAGTTGATGTGCCCGGCGTGGGCGTGCAGGTCGCGGCTGTGCAGCGTCTTGTCGATCTCATGTTTGAGGTCGGAATAGTAGACCTGCGTGCACCAGTAGAAATTCGTCAACTCCATGTTTATGTCGTTGATGATCTCGGCTTCGGCGGGCCGTTTGGCGAACAGGACGGCCGCGCCGCCGCAGAACGCCTCGGTGTAAATCTTATGCGACGGAATCAGAGGCAGGATGTGCTTGAGCATCGTCTGCTTGCCGCCATAGTAGGAAATTGGGGTTCTCATAGTTTGCTTTTCTCTAAAATTTTGTACTTTTGTGTACTCTTACCTACGTGCAAGGTTTATGGCACAAAAAAACGCCTAACCGCGATTGAGGGTATTCCCCCGGTCGTGCGGTTAGGCGCCTTTGTGTTAGTACGTAGGTAAGAGGACTTGCTAACAGGCCGGGGGATTTCTTTATGCCCACCCCCGAGGGGCTTCATCCGTCAGACTCGATACAGACCGAAGTCGATTTCGTCTTTCGCCTTCCAGCCGGCGGCCAGCGTACCTTGTACGTGCGCCATCGCAGCCGTGTAAAAGTTCTTCAGTTCGTCAATGGTCGTGAACTCCCGGTATACCGGCTTTTCATCGGTTCCGAGCTTGAACACGACCGGAAGGTTCGCGCCGTCGGTCTGAACGGCCAGATCGAACGCGGCCTTGTAGTTGAACTGATTCTCCGCCGAGAGCCATACGGGCGTCTCTTCCCAGTGGAACCCCGAGCGGATCGTTTCGTCGATCCGGGCATTGTACGATGTCAGCACCACGGTCTTGATCTCCTCGAGCGTCGGCCGGCGGTCGAATTCCGCCTCCTCGTAGGTGGCCATGCCGTCCTGCTCCTCGATGTCCCAGCGGACTCTCCATTTATCCTTGCGCGGATTGACGCACTCGATGGGCGCCACGCCCGCACTACCTTGAATTCTCATGTAAATACGTATTTGGTCTTGTTCTTGCCAAACTGCTCCGCCTTGATGGTCGTCTCGAAGGGAAAGCCGTCCGGCATTTCGCGTATCTGCTGAAGGATGTTCTTCATCTCTTCAGAATTAGTGAAGAATTTCCGCATCTCACCGTTCATTTCGATCTGAACGAGACACCGGTCTTCACCCTGTTCGGTCTTGATTCCGGTTTCGAAATCATGCACCACGATGGGAAGATTGACCAGTTCGCGGATGGAGATCGTCGCGCCCTTGAAGCGCTTCTTGCCATCGGCCGGCGTATACGTAACGCCCAAATCCTTGAAGTTTTTCATATCGATACCTGTTAGTTTGGAGAAAAGTCTTCTGCAATCGGCGTGTTTGGCCATCCCGTAGAAGGATGCCGTCAGTTCACGCCTGCGTCGTCTGCTCTCGACCTCGCTCATCTTCCGGGCAAAGGTCTGCTTGTTGCGCTTGCGCAGCCGCACATGGTCGGGATAGATCACGTAGCCGAGGAAGTCGATACCTTCCTCGATGGGGGTGATCCGGTCGTTGGGTTTCACTTCCAGCCCGATGGCTTCGACGCATCGATGCACCGCATCGCGCACCGACCACAACTCCGCTTTCGAGCCGGCCAGCACGCGGCCGTCGTCGCAGTAGCGATAGTAGTAACGCACGCCGAGGTGATCCTTGAGTTCGTGGTCGAGGTAGATCGAGAGGATCAAGTTGGCCAGCCCCTGCGAAGAGCGCAGCCCCATGCTCAACCCGTGCGGCATCATATGGATGAAGCCATCGAGTATCTTCAGCAGCCGTTCGTCCTTGAACACCCGCCGGACGGCGGCAATGGCGACCTGCTGGTCGACGCTTTCGTAGAATTTACGGATGTCGAAGGTATAGCAGTAACGGGTTCCGTCGGGGTCTTGAGCGATATCGCGCCGGATATACTCCATCAGGTCGTGCATCCCGCGGTTGCGGATCGATGCTGCAGTCGTCCGGATAAACCGCCGGTGCAGATGCTCGTCCACGACTCGCATGACCGCATTTACAGCGATGCGATCCTTCAATGGGATCACCTGTATCGTCCGGCGTTTCCCCGCCTCCATGACGATCATCTCCCGATAACCGCCCACACGGTACGAGCCGTCGGCTATCCGCTGTTGCAGCTCCGCGATCACCTCGTCCTCATGCGCGAGCAGGTAACGTCCGACCCGACTGCGTTTGCGGTCTGTACCGCGCAACACGGATCGGAACGATGCCTTCATGTTGTCCGTAGCGACAATCTCCTCAATGATGTACCCATCCCTGCGCATGTTACCTTCAATTCTGCGGGCCTGACCTCTTCGAGAATCCCTGCGGAAACCTACCAAGCTCCACCCAACGCTGTATGTTTCGCCTTTCCGGCCACAGGCCGCTGCTGGCGAGGCTCCTCCCCCTCGGCGCTGCGGTGGGAACACGTTCCCGGTGCAGTAGGCCGACATTCATTCTTGCGTTCTCCTCATTGTTTGCGAGCCGAGAGCCGATGTTCGCGTTCGTGTTCGACGAATCGTTGTTCGTGTTCGCGTACGACACGCCGCCATTCGCGTTCGCATTGTTGTTCGACCGATAGACCACCCGGCTTATGGGGGATTCCGCCTTTCGAGGTACAAAAATATAAAATTCATCGCGAAAAAACCTAATTTCGTCATTCTCAAAATATTTTCGAGTGGCTTACGCCACTTTCAATACCCAGCGTCATTCGACGCTGGGTAACGCTTTATACTCGCTGACGCTCGTCGCTTTGACGACTTTTCCGCGGAAGGCGAGCCGAGAGCCGATGCTCGCGTACGTGCTCGACGAATCGCTGCTCGTGCCCGCGCACGACACGCCGCCATTCGCGCTCGCATTGCCGTGCGACCGATAGACCACCCGGCGCGTAGAACCGGACACGTTTTGCCAATCGCAGTAATGGGAGGTTTCCGAACCGCCGCCGCGGGCGACGATCAAGTCCATATGGCGGCCAAAGACCATATTGGCAGGCCAATACTCCGCAAATACGGCGATACCCTGCACTTCGCGCGGGGCGCGCCCGGGCGTCTCGATGCTCCAGCGGCCGTTCGCTTTCTCCTTGTTGAACGTTACACCATCCAGCCATTCAGCCTTATCACCCTGCCAGCATTCGTAGCCCAACACGTTCGTCGATTTCGCGTCCTTGAGCGTTTCCCCCTCGTAATAATAGGCGCCGGTGGTTTTATTCTCGGGGTTGATCGTATCCCGCATGCCGAGCATGTTCGTCAAACCACTGCGTTTGTTGTACGAGCTCTCGCCGTAACCACACTGCCCCTGCGAATCGCGCGTGCCGTATTTCGCATAGAAAAGGTTCGCCACAGCGCAGTGCATATCCCAGTCGATAAGCTGAAACCCCGGGCCGGAGTTCGCGGCATAGACTTTCAGGTCGGCCTGCGAAACCGCTCCGGTGCTGATCTCGCCCGAAATGGACTTTAAGAAATCATCTTGCAGCAGTGCTTCGTAAACGGCACCCAGACCCTCGTCGTCTTCGACCCAGTCCGGCTCGATGGCCTCGATCTTATCGCTGGTGGTCAGCAGTACATAGTCGAAATCCGCCGCCGTGGCGATGGTGAAGGCGAGCCGCTCGGCGCCCTCCGGAACCGCCGCGAACAGATACATACCATTCAGAATACCCGCACTCGAAGTTGCGCGCAGACGTCCGAGAATCGTCCCCGCGGCATCCAGCCACACCGCGCCGTAAGCTGCCGAAGCCATCGACGGGAAACGCACCTGACGGTAACCGGCGACCGGAACCGTGCAGTAGGAGTTCGCGGCGATGGCCGTCACGGCCTCGTCAAGCGTCGTGTACTCTTCAGCGATGCGGATGGCCTTGCCTGCGGCCACCTCGACCTGCTCTTTCGTGAGTTTCACGTACTGGCCGTCAACAGCCGGACATTCGGCATCCGAACTGAAAAAAGCGTATTTCTTCTGGTTCAGCAGGTCGTTGACGCCCTTGCGCCAGCGGTGCGGCTCGTACATCCACACGTTGCCGTCGCGGCCCGTCAGTACCGCCGGCGTGGCCAGCGACACGTCATCCGCATCGGCGTAGTAGTTCGAGTTCTCATCATGCAGCGGGAAGACGGTGACCTCTCCTGCAGCGGTCTTCTTGCCCAAACAGCGATGGCGCTGCGCGAGGATGCGGGCGACATGGCCGCTCGGAATGTACGGCGTATCGAACCGGTAGCCCGTCCGGTTGTCGAGGTTCGAAATGTTCGCAGGGTCGGAGACCGCATCGTCGAACTCGATGCACGTCCACGCCGGCTGCTCGATCGTCAACTCCGGGAAATGCGCCTGCATGGCCGCGAGCTCCGCGTCGTCCATGTACTGCGTCAGGCGGCAGCGGCCCACAAGCCGACACGTCGGCGTATTGCCGCCCTGTTCGTCCACGCCGCCCATCGATGCGAGGCTCCGAAGCAGCGCCCCGTCGTCCTCGAGATCGACGCCCGTCACACGCAGATACTGCACCGCCGGGCAGCGGGCCAGCAGCTCCTGCCAGTCGATCAGCGCACAGCCGTCGATCACCAGACGTGTAATCGATGCCGTACCTTGAAGCGTCAGCCCCGTGTTCGGGAGGCTGTTCAGGCCGACCAGTTCCAGCGACTGCAATGTTGCCGGAAGGGTCGCTGTCGTCAGCGGAGCACCCGCGGCGAAGGCGACGCTCCGCAGCGAGGTGTTACGCGCGACGAGCGACTCCAGCTTCAGGTTGTTCGACAGGTCGAGCGACGTGAAGCTGCTCGATTTCAGTCCCGAGACGTTCAGCGTCCGCAGGTGCAGGCAGTTCGTGACGATGAGTGCGGCGAGCGTCGTCTGGCTCTGGGCACAGCTCACATTCAAAGTCCGCAACGCCGTACAGTTGTTCAGGTTGAGCGTCTGCAGCAGTGCCATCGAAACGTTCGATAGGTCAAGGCCCTGCATCCGGCTTGCGCCGTAGAAATACTGCGGGTCGTTGACGATCAAGTCCGCGTCCATCGTCAGCTCGACCGTGCTGCCCGCATCAGCCGCGAGCACCGCAGATTGTTTCGGAGTGCCGCTCGTGTAGCCGTAGCCGAAATAGTAGCGCTCCGACGCCGTAATCCGAATCTTCCGCTTGTCCTCCGAGAACTTGTAGCCGAAGTAGGCCGCGAAACTGTCGGCGCGGTACGTGCCGGCGACGTACTGCGCATCGAGCAGCGCGAAACGGTTGCGGATCGTATAGACGCGGTGCGCATAGCGGCTGCCCTGCAAGGCGTACAGATAGTCGTAATGCTTCTGACCCTCGGAGGTCGGGACGCCTTCCGTCAACGGCTGGATGTACTTGAAATGGCCGTCCTTGTTATAGACCCGCTCCGACCAGTTGCCCATCTGCTCCTCGTTGAACGTCCGCAGCACATCGTCCGTGCTCATGTTCGAGCGCAGCGCACCCGCCACCTCGATGAGCTTCGCGCCCAGACCTTCGCGCACCAACGTCCACAGCACGCTGTCGTGGCCCGCGAAGGCGTAAGAGCCGATGCTGTCATCGAACGTCTCGTGCGTGATCGTATAGAGGTACGCGAGCAGCGAGTCGTTGCGGCCGCCGAGAATCGTATCAAGGTCATACGGCAGAGGATGCCAGACGAGACCGTTCCATGTGGCGAACATCATGTTCTTCGCACGGTTGTCGACGGCCATCAGGTAGTCCGTGAAGAGATACCACGCGCAGAGGAAATCGACGTCGAAATACTGATCGACCTCCGCAGCGAAGCGTGCGGCATCGTTTTCGCAGCCCTTCACCCACGACCAGAGGCGCTGCACGGCAGCCTTGTCGTCGGCATGCGCCGTCGCCCACGTCTGATCCGGCTTGTAGCGGAACTCCAGCGCATCGTCGAAGGAAGTCATGTCGTCCGTGGTGAACAGGCACAGCGGAGCCGAGTTGTTCAGGAACTCCAGACACAGGCACTTGTTGCGCTCTCCGTCCAGCGTCGCAGCATCGTTGAAGCCTTCGATGCCCTCGAAGCCGTACACGTCGTGACTCTCCGACTTCTCGTTGTTGAAATTAAACTTACCCAGATAGCGCGTCGTGCCGCTGCCGTCGTTGTCGTAGAACCCATCGCAGGGGAAGCCATCGACGCCGATGCGCACATCGTACGCACCCGTGTAGGCTTGCTGCGGAGGCGTGAGGAATCCGCATTTACGGTACGTGTCGGCAATGAGCCGCACGGCGCCCGTGTTATGCGTCGACGAAGAGTCCGAGAAGTCCGCCTTCAGGCAGAAGATCGACACCGGACGCGCGCCCGGCTTGAACGAGTATTTCAGATCGGGAACATCGACGCCGTTCACCTCCAGCGTCGTGCCGTACTTCTCCCGCCGGTCGAAATACAGGCGGTAGTTCTTCCGCGGATAGGTCGTCGAGGAGGTTCCCTGAATGCGCAGGCCGATATTGCGGGCCACGAAGTCGTACTCCTTGCCATAGGCCGAGTAGAAGTAGAAATCGACCGGAACCTCGAATTTCTTGTTGTTCGTCTCGTTGACAAGCTCCACGTCGCCGACGATGCGGAACACCGACTTGCCCTGCGCGCGGAGCTTCTCGATGCCGATATCGTCGCCGTCGTCGTCCAGCACGTCGTTCTGGCGGTAAAGGCGTACCATCTCCTCGGTCGTCAGACGGTCGACGATGTAGTTCGACAGCATCTCGTCGTCTGACAGGGCACGGTCGTAGACCCGCAGCATCCGCAGATCGACATCGG